AAGTAGCTGGTGGTCTTAACGCAGATAGTTACAAGAAACTAATTACTGAGTTAGAAAAGAAAACCTTTTTATCTGACTTTAAGCAACAGTTACTTGGTTTAGGATCTGGTGCAGCTTTCTCTGCTGCAACACTACCTTATGTTGAGCGGTTGCGTAATCTGGATTATCAGCTAGGCTTAAATGCAGATATCCAATCTCCAACACGTCAAGTTGCTCGTGACGTAGCCCGTCAAGGTCAATTAGCAACAGCAAGCGATGCAATCACAAATCGCTTAAATGCTCTGGCACAGCTTCGGCAAGCTGCAGCAGCAGGTGTAAACATTAGCGTTTAATTCATCATGCCACAGGGTAACAAAGGTCAAGGCGGTAAAGGTCAAGGCAATAAAGGCCAAGGCAACAAAGGGCAGGGCGGCAAAAACCAGCCACCTAAAAAGCAAGCTGCTAAAAAGCAGGCTGCTAAGAACAATGCGCCTTCACCTCAGTCACCATCTATTCCAGCTCCTAAAAATCAAGGAAATAAAGGTCAAGGAAATAAAAACCAAGGAAATAAAAACCAAGGGAATAAAAACCAAGGCGGTAAGAAACAAGGTGGTAAGAAACAAACCACCGCACCAGCTACAGGATCAGGTCAAGCAAGTACATCAGCAGTTGATGCAAGTAAAGATTATTTAAATACTTTTGTTACTAAGACTTTAAATCTACCTGGAGATATTGATCTAACTACAATTCCAGATAGCTCTTCTCTGCTTGATCTTGCAATCTCTCAGCAACAACAAGGTTTCATTCGAGAGATTAACAACAGTAACCAGGCTCAAGAACTTAATCTTGCTAACGCAGAAAATCAGACAACCCTTGGCGTTGCTGGTTTAAACCTGCAGGGTGTTCAAGCCCAGGCAGATGCAACAAAGTTTGCTTCTAGCCAGCAGGCGGAGGCCACTAAGTTCTCCTCTGTTCAGGCAGCAGAAGCTCAGAAGTTTTCAGCAACAGAACAGGCTCGGGGTTCAATTGAAACCGAACGGGTGCGGTCTGAAAGCCTGGAGCGTCAGATTGGTTTACAGGGTGAAGAAACTCGGAAAACTGACCTACAATCTGAACTGTTCCGGCGCTTCAAGGAAGCTAAGGATCAACTGGACGCACTCAAAGCTTTCAAAGCATGATTTCTTGGTTAGAGACCTTAAGCCCCAACGAGAAAGAAGCTTTCCTTACATTCTGTAAAAAACACTCCTCTCCAATTCAGATGTACCTGTATGCCCGCTTCCTTGGGTATGCAGGTACCATCGTTGAATGTGATGAGTGGCAGCAGGGAACTTTTAAGAAACGCAATCTCCAATTAATCCTGGAGATGGAAATTGACAATATGCGTGAGGACGTGGAGAAGCTGCGTCAAGCCATTGATCTTGGTATGGTCAAACAGGACAATGGCACTGCCCGTATTGCCATGCTCCAAAAGGAACTACGTGGTGCCATCAAGCAAATCCAAGATGAGCGTTACGTTGGTGACAAGCAAGGGTTGATCCTTGCTGGCGCAGACCGTGCACTCAGGGAAATTGTTTTGATCTTTAAGGATGATCCTATTGAAGGTCCTTTGCAGGATGCTGTAATGGCAGTCTGGACAAAGATTCTTTCAGAGGAGTCTTGAGTGTAGGGAGTTAGGGTAAGGAGATGGCTAACACATCTCTTTACGCGGTTTATAGGCGCACTGCTCGTGCTGGTGCAAAACAACAAGTCGTTAAGAAGACCAGTGATATTGATGTTGAAAAGGCACGGACTGACTTTGCTTACTTCTGTGATGTAGTTGGCGATAAGCCGCCTGCTAGTCACCACAAGGAATGGCACCATTATCTCTGCACTGGTGAAGACAGCGAATGTTTACTTGGCATTGCTGGGCCCAACATTGACATCCTGGCGCCACGTGGATCAGCAAAGTCCACAGTGCTTGGTTTGTTTACAGCGTGGGCCATTGGCATCCATGCTTTAAATAAAAAACCACTGAAGATTCTTTATATTTCTTACACGGTTGATGTTGCACGTCCTAAAAGTGCAGCCATTAAAAGAATCATTGAAGAGAGTAAGGTTTATAAAGAGATCTTTCCAATGGTAAAGATTGCCAAAGGAATTAACTCTAATGAATACTGGAGTATTGATTGGAAGTTTGCAGGAATTAAATCAACTGGTGAAGAAGAATTTACAGTATGTTGTGCAGGTTTGAAAGGTGCTGTGACCTCAAAACGTTCACACCTTTGTATTATTGATGACGCTATCAAATCTGCTGACGATATTAAGAACAGAGATATTCGTGCAGCCATGGAAGATAACTGGAACTCAGTTATTGTTCCTACTATGTTTGAAGGTGGCCGTGCTGTTTGTCTAGGTACTAGGTTCCGTCACGACGATATTCACAACACCACATTTACACCAACAAATGATTGGGTACAGATTGTTCAATCTGCAATCACTCTTGATGAGCAGGGCGATGAACATTCCTACTGGCCAGAGATGTGGTCGCTAGAATATCTAAATGAAAGAAAACGACAAGCGCCTATTAGCTTTAGTTTTCAATATCAGAATCAGATTGTTCAAACCAGTGAACTTTCAATTTCACCGGATCTGATTATTAAGAGTAAAATTCCTACAGAGTTTGATACGTTAGGTGTTGGAGTCGATCTTTCTGCTGGTGTACGTGAGCGTAACGATTACAGCGTTTTTGTACTTGGCGGGAGAGTAGGAGACAAGATTTACATTATTGATTGCAAGCGCATCCGGATTATGGGTAATCTGGAAAAGCTAGAAGCAATCATGGACATGATGTTTGAATGGGGGATGGTTTATAAAGATGGTGATAAATATTTTCCTACCGGTTCAACTGTTGATATTTGGTCAGAAGCTGTCGCCTACCAGGCTTCTTTGGAAGCTGACTTTAAACGCATTTGCTTGGGAGACCACGGCCTCTACAATTTGCTTTGGCATCCAGTGAAAGGATTCCGTGGTGACAAGCTTGCGCGTTTCCGTGGCATCATGGGTTTGTTTGAGCAGCACAAGATCTTCTTTAATAAGTTCCGTAAGTTCCAAGCTATGCAAGATGAGATCGTCAACTTTGGCGTCAGCTCTCATGACGACTGTGTTGATGCCTTGGTTTGGTTGTGCAATGGGTTAATGTCCAGGGGTAGGCTGGAGTTGGAATATTAAAGTTAGAGTATTGTCGGAATTAAACTGATACTAAGTCCACATGAGCACAAGTTATTTCACCGTTGAGCTGGAGCAAGATGCTTACGGTTCAGCTATCATTCCATTGCCTGATGAGCTTTGCCACGACATGGCTCTTCAACCTGGCACTGAGTTTGATATCGAAGTAGAGGATGACGTGATTACTTTAAAGCGTCTCCAAAGCGGCTACGAGATTGAAGACAACTAATTAACCACGGATTTTTATTATGAGCACATCGAGCCACTCCATGTTAGAAGGGATGCTCAAAGCTGTTGTCAACCGTGAAGCCACGGGGTCAGCAGATACGATGCTCATGAATGCCCACTTATCCCAAATGAAAATGTTTGGGATCCGTCAGGGTGTTGAGTTTTATCCGAACCAAGATAACTTTGGTACGCAGCGATTTGATTTTATTCAGCAAGTTATCAAGTTCAACAAACTTGATGCTCGCTTGGATTCAATCTGGGATCGTTTCTTAGCGTATGGTAAGGGTCTCTTCTACATGCGGCCCACCAAGAAAACCTATCGTCTGTATTGGTTTGATAAAGATGCTTACCGTACTTACTATTCACCCGATGGTGATTTAGAAGAAGTCATCATTATCTACGCTTATAAAGTTAAATCCAACCGTGGTTTTGCTGGCGCTGGTTTAATGACAGATAAACGCTATATGCGTTTACGGATTACGCCAGTAGAAATTGAAGAGTATCACAGCGAGACAGAGTTAACCTTTGACTCGATGGATAACAGCCTTACATTTGAAAATAAGGTTGTTGAGAATACCCTTGGTTTTATTCCTTGTGTTGAGGTTTTAAATAATCCTGATGCATTTGGAACAGAAGGTAGCGGTGAGTTTGAGTGGTTATCCAATCAAATCATTGCTCATGATGAGATGGTTAAAAACATCCGAGCAAACCTTTCCTTCTTTGGTAACCCCACCCTCCTGTCCTCTCGTCCAAAGAGTGACATTGTAGAAACTTCCCGTGATGGTGTAGTTCAGCGTCCCAGCATTTCAAGCCAGTCTGGTTTCCAGTCTGAGTTCTCGTTGTCTTCTTCTACCTACAAACAAGATCCTGTAGACCGTCAGCCCTCTGGCTACATCGGTTTACCTGGCGGCGGTCTGCGCGTACCAAGGGTAATTGCCAACTTGGAACCAACAGATCGTGTTGGTTTTATTACGCCAAACGCCATTAGCGTAGACCAAGCTCGTTATGTGGAGCAGTTACGTTCTGAGATCCGTCTTGCCCTTGGCGGTATTGATGACCTCTCTATTACTAATGTAACTGCAACGGAAATTAAATCCGCCTATGGCCGTGTTAGTGCCACAGCGAAAAAGAAATGCCTGCAGTTATATACCTATGGCATTTGCCGTTGCTTTGAGTTAATGATCTACCAGGAAGAACAACTCTTCCGTAAATCATTGGCGGTTGCTTCTGGACTCAAGTACCCAGTACTCCCTGAAGATCCAACACCTGAGCAGCTTGCTTCCCATGAGAAAGCAAAACAAAAATATGAGAAAGGATTAGATAAAGCACTGACTGCTGCTTTTGAAGCAAAAGAAATTCCACCCGGCGTCATTGGGTTAGCTCCTGATGGAGATCGAACCGTCTTGTGGCGCTGGATGGGTCCTGTCTATGAAGACACTCCACAAGATAAAGTTAATCAATCTATCTTCACTCGTAACCTACAAGAATTGGGTGTTGATAGTATTGAGGCACTCAAGTACTTGTTCCCGTCTAAAACTGATGACGAGGTAGCAGAAATGTTATCTGGTTATCCGTTCCGGATGGTTGGTCAGGTACAAAGAGCGTACTCTGCATTCCTTGATCTCATTAATCAAGAAATGCGGACACCGCATCCTCAGCGCCCAGATCTTCCGTTGGCAGCTGATCCGCGTCTTGATCTGACGCCATTCCTTTACAGAACACTCGAAAGTTTACAGAAAGAGGTAACTTATGCAGGCCGATACCGCAGCGCCGATCCAATCGGTACCCCAACAGTATTCGACCCCGCCGACCAGCTACGCGGCAGCTCCGACAGCAGCAGTGGCGACGACCAATCAATGGGTGTCACCGACAACTCCGGTAGCACCAGCGGCGCAGGCACCGATAGCACAGGCGAGTTACGCCCCTATCCAGTCGTACCCGCAAGCCCAACCTTCAGCGGAGAATCCGTACAAGGAGGCGTTCAACAGGGTAGTGTCCCTCCTGAGTTCACCAGTCCCCTTCCCGTTCCAGGGTCAACAGTCCGCCGGGATGTCAGCAATCGACCCGGCCAGCTTCAGTTCCCAACAGAGCGCAGCGTACAGCAACAATTCGGCAGCCCCGATTTATCCGTCCAGCCCGGGTTACTCGCCCAGTTATTCCCCAACATCACAGGAAATAACAACACAACAACTTCTGGCAAACGGAGTAAGTCCAGCAAGTCTTGAAGTTATTGACTACTTTGGTGCTGATGCACCTGCAGTCCTTAACGAATATTCTTGCAATCTAGAAGATGCTCTGCTGACTCGTTATTCTCAGCTGGAGGAATCTGTTGGTCTGCTTCAAGAGCTTGCTCAAGAGCACCGCGCTTATGAAGCAATTCTGACTGATCCGGATATTCTGGCTGACTATACCTGTGAGTTCTTTGGTCCTAATGGTCCTTATCCTGTGGAGCAAGAGTCTGCCGATGACGGTGGCTTCTATGATGCTGAGGGTTATTACTATGATCCCACTGGCTATTACGATTTAGACGGTACCTATTACTACGACGATTATTACAACTCTAATAATCCGGACGTTTATAACAATACCTCTGGCTATGACAACGGTAATAACTACGGTTATGACGCTGCTTCTAGCTATGACAATGCTTATAACAATAACTATGGTTATGAGCAAACCTACGACAATAACAACTATTTAGAACGTCCTTCTCTTCCCGTTCCTCCGAACCCAGAAAACACGGTTGATGGCCAGAGCTTCTGGAATAACTTTGGTAGCGTTGCCGAACGTGATCCCGCCAACGCCTGGCGTTATCTCTCTGCAGCACAACGCAATCCCAATGTGTTCCGCCAGAAACTGCTGGTGATGGATTGATTCTTAAAAACAATTAAATGTAGAATAAGGGGTAGTGGTTACTGCCCCTTTTTTATTTGTACCCAATATGTCCAACGTTGGTGCTAAAGTTAAAAACTTTATTGATGCAGCAGCCGGAATGATGCCGCAAGGTATCCAAGGCGGTGCTAGTCAATTAGGTGGTTCAGTTTCTCGTGGTATTAC